TCTTATTCAGAATATTTAAGCGACTCTCTAAAGGAGTCGCTTGATCCATTTGTAGAAAAAAGATCAAAGTTTAGAATAGGTGACCAAGTAAAAGTTAAGGATCGAGTAGGTAAGGTGACAGCAATCGATAAAAAGCACTATCTTGTCCTAATTCAAGGCAAGAATGAAAGAGTCGCTGAAGACCAAATCGAAGAGATGGGTCCAATAAAGAAAAAGAAACAGCCGACTAAAAATAAAAGATAAAAGTTTTATTTTTGAGTTTTTCATAGTATAATAGCTAAAAATTATATTATTATGAAAAATTCAGTTGTAATCGGCCCGATCCAAAAGGCCAAGCCAGTAACAGAGCGTGCATCTATCCTAGACCAGCGCTTGTCTAAGATGAAAGTAGGAAACTTTTTTGAAGTTTCAGGTCTCGCTACTAAAAAAGATATTCTTAATTTTAGAGCATCAATCAGTTATTTTTCCAAAAAGAACAATGTTCAGGTCTCAACTATGGTGACCAATGGAGTTCTTAAGGTACAAAGAGTAAAATCTATCAAAACTAAAGAAGTATCCAGAGTAAAATAATCAATAAATACTTTTAAATGGATACTCGAATAGATTTTAACACAGCTAAAAAGTTTGATCAACTTGAACTGATCGATTGGAAAACAAAATACGGAGATTTTCAGTTCTATATTCGTAAGGGACTAAATGAGATTAAGTATAATGTTGGCACAAACGTATCAAAAAGCCCAAAGAGCGGAGAATACATCAAGCCTCTTACCTCAGCTGCATACGGTCCTGAAATGGATGTAAATGCAGTTTTTAACCAGGAAGATACTTGGTTGGATATTGGCGGACATATCGGACTTTTTGCTATACGAATGGCTCGACAGTTTCCAAAAATCAAAGAAGTCGTGGCATACGAGGCACTACCTCACAATGCATCATTTGCCTTGGAAAACATCAAGATAAATGGTGTAGATTCAGAGTGTAAAGTAATCCAAAAGGCAATCGTTCCAGGAGAGGAAGAGACAATTGATTTCTTTATCTCTAACGATTCTGGAAAGCACTCAATACTTCCTATTCGAGGTAGAGATATTCTACATGTACCTGCAATTAACATCAATGATGCTATTTCCACTCATGGAGCAACTGCAATCAAGATGGATGTTGAGGGAGCCGAGTATGAATTGCTAAAGGCTGTCACAGATTGGTCTAATATTAGGGTGCTTATCATTGAATACCATTTTATGTATAAGCCACTTAAGACAAACCGAGTTCAAAAGTTTCAGGAAATAGTTTCAATCCTTGAAAATAATTTTGATGTTGTTCGTAAGATCGAGGCAGTTGAGTACGGTAAGAATTTTATCACTCACATTGTTGCTCTTAAAAATGATTAAGATCAAATAATTTAAAAAAGGGCATCTAACTAGGTGCCCTTTTTTTATTTAAAACCTCACAAACGACTTTAAGTAAATATTATATGAAAAGTTTATATGCATATTTTGGTCTACTTGACCTACATGATATTGATTCTCCAGGACATTCTCTATATCAAATAGGATTAGTTGATTCCTTAAGAGAATCATTTGGTGAAGAAAAATTTGATTTTTATTCGTATTATCCAGAAGAAGTAATTAAGTCGGCTTCTCTCAATAGCTTTCCAGAAACCGAGTTAGGGAAGCTTTTTTATAAGTACCGAATCGAACTATTTGACCATCCTATTCATAACATAGATGAAGTATTGGGATTAATTTCTCAAAAAGCTTATTCTAAACTTTATTTAAAGGCTAGATTTAGAAACCTTTCGACTCTTTCTAAAAAATGGAAGGATGCTCGAGATTTTGATAAGATTATTGAATGTGCAATCGTTTCAGGTTACTCAAAGGACAGCATAATTATCTTAGATACAGATCTTTCTCTTTCTGATAAGTTTGTCGAGCAGAATAAAGACTTTGTGACCATCTTAATTCCATCTATTGATTTTCCAGGAATATCTAACATGTTTCTTGTAGACTGCGTTAACTTGAACCTTTCACAACATAAAAAAGGAATATCTAGTGTATTTTATGGAAATATTGATACTTCTAAATACAAGAGTGGAAACTCAAAAAGTGAAATCTTGCCGGACGCCCTTAAATGGATTGCTCGTAATCACTGGTCAAAGGATGAAGATTTTCATCTAATCTGTAAGCGGAATGATTTTGATTCCCTTTCAAATAAGCTATCATCTACTCATCATGTAGATAGAAAAAATAGAGTTAAGATTTGGGAAACGCTAGAATCTTCAAGAATAATGGTAAATATTACTAAAGAAAAATATAACGATCGACGATTTATTCCGGCTCGCATATTTGAGGCAATGATATTTGGCATGATTCCAGTTTCATACAAGTTTGACTTTATGTGTCCAGCATTTTCATTTGATACTCTTGAAGATCTATTTGAAATCTATGCATATTTAGGTGAATGTGACGAATTTGGACTAGAGCAAGCATATAAGCATTTTATAAACAGTTACCTAGACTACATGACATCTCCCCAATAAGTTACACTAGATTAAAATAAGGTCGGTCTTATAAATAATAAAAAAAGCTGGCCCTTTTATGAAACTTTTATTTTTAATCGTATTCCTACTTGGAATTTCAAGCATTGTTAACTCGCAATGTAACCAATATCAAATCTACGAAAGTTTTACAGGTACCTTACCGACACAAGGTGGAACTTGGACTGCTAATTCAATGATAGCAGTAACCTCTCCAGTACGTACTGGAACCCATGCAATTGGATTTAATGGTTCAGGCGATTGGATCAGAACTCCACAAATGGCTAGTCCAGGAATATTAAATTTTTGGTACAGAAGAAGCTCTAATTCTACTGCATGGACGCTAAATGTTCAGACTTCACCAAATGGAACCACTTGGACTACTAGAGGTTCAATTACCACAGTCACTACTACGTATCAACAGTATACCCTAAATATTGGAGCCCTTAGTCTAACTAATATTTTTATTAGGTTAATTGATGCTAGGTCCTCTGGTGCACATGAAAGATATGTTGAAGACTTATCAATAACTTCAACAGCTGCATCGTCTAACATTTTACTTCCTATCCTAGGATCATGTACTCAGACTCTCAACTCAAGTCTAACATATAACTTAGCTGATGACGGTGGCCCAGCCGGGCCTATATCGACTGGGTATAGTAACAATGTTGATCGTACCCTAACTCTCACTCCATCCGACAATACACTAAAACTACAGTTATCATTTACCCAAATGGATCTAGAGACCAGTTATGATTATCTATATGTTTATGATGGACCAACTACTTCTGCTACTCTTTTGGCAACACTAAACGGAACAGTCATACCTTCTGACATAACTGCGACGAATTCGACAGGTCAACTCACGATCCGATGGACTAGCGATGTCTCTAACATAGGAGCTTGGGGAGGATTTATGGCTAGTGTAAAGTCAATATCTGTTGTGCCGTTACCTGTTGAATTACTCTATTTTGAAGGTGATGTATATCCCTCTTTTAATAGCTTGAAATGGGCGACAGCATCAGAGCAAAACTCTTCACATTTTATCATTGAGCGTTCAACTGACGGATATTATTGGAGAGAGATAGTAAAAAAGCCAGCCGCTGAAAATTCTAATCAGCTCATAAATTACTATTACTTGGATAATATCGAAGATTTTGTTTTGCATTATTATCGATTAATTCAATGTGATATTGATGGAACGAATATGATATATGGACCGATCGCTATAGATAACCGTGAAAAATCAAAAAAGGTGGTCAAGTGGATTAATATGTTTGGTCAAGAGGTTAGCGAATACGAAAACGGAGTGATCTTTATAGTATATGAAGACGGATCAACTAAAAAAGTGATCCGATAAGATAAATAATAAGAAAGATCTATTTATGTCAAATATAACTCTAACTGAGAGTCAAGCTCAACAGTTCAGAATGTTTAATTCAGTAATTGAATCAGCTGAACCTAGACTTTCAAGCATTCTTACTTTTGATAACCTAGTAAACGAAGCACATGCTTTGAGAGTAATTGAATCAAATATTCCAGAAAGCTTAAAATTTGATCTTCACCTTGATATGATTTTAAGAGACGGCAGCCGAAACGTTGCTGATTACTATAAATCAATGTCAAACGGAACTAATTACATATTGGAAGCTGCTAGAAAAGTATTTCCAAATGACTCAAAGATAACTGAATCTATCGAAAGTTTCAAGGAATATATGGTCTCCATGTTAAATGAAGACGCATTATCATTAGGCAATCCTATTATGTCTGCTGGTGGAATTGATACTGCTCTAGCCGGTGGACCTCTTCAACCAAGAGCAGGTAGCGGTTTTTGGTCAGTTCTCAAAGGCTTATGGAATGCAGTTACTGAAGGCGGATCTCTTATAGGAGTCGTCCATTTTATCATTGATATTGTTGGACTCTTTGGTGATTTTATTTTTCCTGGAGTCGGAGTATGTGCTGACCTTATTAATGCTGCAATATATGCTATTCGTGGAGAGTGGATGCTATGTGCAATCTCAGTAATTGCAGCTGTTGTGATAGGTTTTGGTGACGCTCTTAAATTAGTTAAATTTGCAGCCAAACCTGCTGAAAAAGTAATGGTCGCTTGCGCTAAGGGTCAAACTAAAGAGGCTGCTGAGATGATGGCAAAAATGAGTGCTAAGGAGAGTGGAGGAGTCATAAAAATTCTTACACAAATCTTTGGAAATATTGGAGGTGCTCTAGGAAAAGCAACCTCACTTATTGGAAAACTGACACAAGGTATTGGTAAAGTAGTAGATTATATTCCAGGACTAGGTGCGCTTTTGAGACCAATATTCGATGGGATAGGAAAAGTCCTTACTAAGTTTGGGGAAAAAATGTCACTAGGTAGTGCCACCTTTAAACTAGCAACAACTTCAGCAAAAGAGGCTGCTGCCGTTACTATTCATCAAGCTTTAAAAGGAGGCGGTGACATTATATTTGATGGTTCATGGGTAAAGGTAGTCAATAAGGAAGGCAAGCAAGTAGGAAAGTACCCATTCAAACAGTTTGAGAAGATAAGCGCTGATGAATTCATGGAAGCTGCAGTAAAAAAGGCTGGCGATCGAGCAAGTGCTCGAATCTTATATAAGAATGGTAAAGATTATGCTAAGGTCACCAAGACTCTTGAAAAAGACGCAGTTCAAGATTCTATGAGAAAAAGAGCATTTGAATATTTCGGTACTACTGCTTTTTGGAAGGGATCAAAGAGAATGTATAAAGACTTTATGTTTTTTGTCGGTAAGCAGATCTATAAGATAATATTTAAGACTGATTGGGTTGACGGTGCAAATAATAAATGGTCAGAAAGAGAAGTCGGGGGCCATGGCAACGGTGCATTCAACCATTGGATTGACAATCGGATAAAGGATGAGATGGATGAGAAAGGAGCAGTATACTTGCCTGCATTGGACTTAGACTCAGAAGATCAAGAGGTTGTCGACAAGGTCACTGAATACCAAAACCATTATGCTAAACTTTACGGTCAACCTACAATCATGAATGTTGTTACCAAGACATATGATAAGGAAGGGGCCACCAAAGAATATGCAGCCTTTTTTGATGATATCGCATCTGGAAAAGTTAAGAGGGGCGGGACTGGTGATAAAGTTGACCACTCAATATCTGATACTCTTACTGAGGGTCGTGCGCCAATTGTAAAAAAGATAATGAATTTTTCAGATTTTAACCGATGAAATTAAAAAACTTTAAGAGTTACTCTGAATACTATTCAAAGGATCCAAATAACTTTGAAAAAAAGATAGCCCTAGCATCATCTGGTAGCCAGCACCCTCTATTTGAAAACTTTTCCACGTTTGATGACGCAATAACTGCTACAAAGTCCGTGCCCGTAATAATTTGGGGAAACTTTAGGTTTTCAAGCATGAACGAAAATTTTTGTAGTGTTGTCTATAATCAGGGAAATATTCCTTCAAAAAAGGAGATATCGACTGTCTTCAAGGAAGAGGATTTTGTACCAAAGGTAGTAAAGGATAGGTCTTTAATAAAAAAGATGAGCTTTCCGATCACTGGAGTTTTTGGAGAAGAGGAAGAAGACTTTAAAACATATGGACAGTTTAAAAAGTCCGAGAGATTTTTTGATCACTTTAAGGAGAAACTTGTACCTACGTCTAAATTTGAGGTGCTAGCAGTCGACGGTAAACCCGTACATGCACATAAGAAGATAATTAATAACTCATTCGATATTGATCTTACTCGATGGAAACATTTAGGGGAGGCAGAATCAATCTGTAAAAAGATCCATTCTAAGTATTCTCCCGATTTTTATGTGGTCTCTCTGCTTGAAGCAAATGGCCAACTTTACCTAGATTCGATAACTAGAAACATTGACCTCACCCCAGTACAGAGTGTAAGGTTATACGAGGCAGCCTATCGAAAATATTATGAGACTGATTTGCCTTACTGGTTTAGAAAAAAGGTTTTTGAGGATCACGTAAAGCCATATTATATCAAGAAGTACTATGATTCTCTGCTAATTAAGCCGACTGGTACAATCGACTATGAAAAATACTTAAACTAATGCTGATCATTAATTGTAAGGGTAAAAAGATAGAGTGGGTTCTTAAGAAATACAGACAACGAGTAGACTCTACTGGACAGTTGGATGAGCTTAGACAGAGAAAGGAGTTTGAAAAACCAAGTGTCAAAAAGAGAAAAATAAAGCAGAGAGCGCAATATAAATCTAAAAATAACGATGCTAAGATTTAAAGACTTTTTAAACGAGCGATGGGGCAAAGACATGTTACCTAAAGATAGAAGAGCGGCTGGCGTAGCAATCGTTTGGGAAAACCGAATACTTTTGGTCCATCCAACAAATTCTTCCTGGAAAAAAGCAACATGTGGAATACCCAAGGGAAAGCTTGAACCTGGTGAGGATCCAGTGTCTGGTGCTCTTCGTGAGCTTGAGGAAGAGACAGGAATAGTATTGGACGAGAGCCAGCTTGACCCGGAATCGAATAGCGTTGATTTCTATAATGCAAAGGGAGAGCCTGATGGGTCCTTAATCTATTTTGTATGTACAATATCTGATCTTGCTGAAATAGGTCTGGATTCAGATCGTGTGCCTAAGGGCCAACTCCAGCTAGAAGAGGTGGATTGGGGAAAGTTTGTTAGTGCTGAAGAAGCATATCCAATATGTACTAGAAACCAGCTAATCATCCTAGATCGGCACATTACTTTGAATAAATAACTAAAACATCCGATATTTTCGTGAGACCTTTAAACTTTAATACCTGGAATTCTTTAAATGAGACTGTTGCATTCGATCCCAGTGCAAACTATCCAGACAAGACATTTGGTTATGCTTCCGGTTCAGTCGATGCAGCTAAAGTAGTTGCCGGCGGCGCTGGAGGAAATTGGGGCGGGTCCATGTCAAGAGCACTATGGTTTGCTCGAGTAGCCGATGATTGGGCCAAGGCCAATGGAAAAACCGGATCACTAATTACTTCTCAAAAAAGATCTAGACAAAAGACTGATTCAGGCAATACATCAGACCATTATGAGGGCAATTCGGATGCATATGCAGTCGATATCGCAGCTGCTGGTGCTGAAGGAGACGAGATACTTGCGTATATTATGCAAAAGTTTGGATACCCAGAATATAAAGGAGGTTCATGGTTTAACATAACAATCAATGGTTATCGATACCAGGTAGGCTGGAGAGTCAAAAACCATTTTGATCACATCCATGTAGGGGTAAAAAGAGTAGTTGGCGGAAAGGATACCCCGACTGGAAAAAAGGGAACATTTGGTGAAAAGATGGCGAGTAACTCAGAAGTAGTTGCATGGTTTGCTAAGCATGCTTCGAATGTCACACTGAGTGGCGCTTTCATTGATAACCTAATAAAGGATGATCCTGAAAAGCCTAAGAAACTAGAATGGTTTAAGAAAAAATTCAATGTCACTGATTTAGGTGATCCAGTTAAACCTAAATCATCTAATGATATTGTAATAACTGCACCTGATTGGTGGATATCAATGACTAAAAAAGTAATAGATAATTTTGAAGGCGGTTATTGGAATCATTGGGAGTGTAAAAATCATCCATATTCAGCAATGTATGCAAATTCTGGAGAGACCTTATTTGGCTTAGACCGGAAGGCTGGCCAAATAGAGAAGATTTGCCCTGCCGGTAAAAAATTCTTTGCAATTATTGATGGAGAAAAAGCAACACTAAAGGATAAGTTTTGTGAAGTATGGAAATATAACTATCGTGGCGGAAAGTTAGAGGACGAATTAAAGCTTCTTGCTGCAGAAACGATGTGGTTCTCATACAATGCAAATATGGAAGCTTTTTCAAAACATCCGGAAACTAAGAATAGGATTGAAAAAAATAAGGGCTTGGTTTTACACATGTCATATGCTTGCTGGAATGGTCCAGGATTCTTCCAAAAGTTTGTCAAAGCTCTTGAAAAAGGGGTAAAAGAGGGAAAATCAGACAAACAACTCATTGAGATTGCTAAGACTACTAGAGCAGCCGCTCTGTCAGGTTACTGGGCAAAAGGATCAGCTACTGTAAATAAGTTAATTGATAAAGAGGCAGGGCTCGCATAATTTCAAACTATTTTAAAACTTTATCCAAGACATTGAGTTTAATATTCTAAAATTAAACATTATGTCTGAAGAAAAAACAACAACCGAAGAACAAGAAGTATTGATTGAAGAGACTCAAGATGCCATGCCAGAAGGAGTACATTTCTTAGAGGAACCTCAAGCAGAACTTAGTGAATTAGATGCTGCCATTCAAGCTAGAATGGGACATTTTCCAATTGAGATCTCGCCAGCAGATCTAAAATACATTAAGAACCTACTAAACAATAAGATCGAGTGGAAAGGGCCAAACGAAGCATACTTGATGCTAATGTCACTTCTTTCTATCTCTAGCGAGCTTAAAGAAAGAGATTCTCAATCAAACGAAAGAGTGTCAATACACCTTCCTTCTACTACTCTTGAGTCAATCAACTTTTTCTTAAATCGAGTTACTGGTAAGGGTGAAGAATCTGCACATAGATTATTTGCAGTATCTATGTTGCTTCGTCCTGCAATGGAGCAAATTAAAAAACTTGACGAAGTTATTGAAAAATTACAATCTGAGGAAAAATAAATCATTACTTAGATAAATAATAAAAAAGTTTATTAAAGATGAAAGTAAAAAACTTTGCAGGGTTTATGAAAACTCGCAGAATGAACGAAAGCGACGGCATGGAAGGTGCTGAAGACACTGGATACGGAACTAATCCTGAAGAAGAAATGAACATGGGATATTATGGGTATGGCGCCAATCCTGAAGAAGAGGAAGAGCCTGCTGAAGGTGAAGAGGGAGAAGGTGAAGAAGGAGCAGAAGAGGAATTAACTCTTGAAGACCTTAAAGCCATGATCGATGACCTAACTGAGAGAGTTAAGAAACTTGAACCAGAAGAGGAAGGTGAAGAGGGAGAAGAAGGTGAGGAAGGTGAGGAGCCTGCTGAAGGAGAAGCTAAACCTGCAGAAAAGGAAGCCAACATTTAATTAAAAGCGTATCATACACTTAAAGCGAATGGAAACATTCGCTTTTTTTGTCAAGATAAATAACAAAAAATAAAATATATTATGTCTGCAAAAAAATTTAATAATTTTATGAAAATCGGCCGTTTAATTGAATCTCAAGATGGAATGGAAATAGGATATTTTCCAAAACCAGAAGACTGGTCTAAGGAAATGAGCAGATCTGCCAGTATTTATGGAGCAATGGATGAACCTGAAGAGTTAACCTTAAATAGTCTTAATTCAAAGATTAATGATTTAGAATCAGAAATAGCTAGGCTATCATCAAGACTTGAACAATTAGAATCTAATGGGAATAACGATTATTAATTTTGATCAATTCGTAACTTCCATTAAAACTAACGAAAATTCAGACCTTGACTGGAGCGATAAGAATTGGGACGAAGCGGGCATGGATGCCGAAAATCCACCTAACTCTGGTCTGGAAGGAACTAGCGCAGAAACAATGGATTATACTGCAGGTGACTATGGAGAAACCAGTGATGAAGTAGAAATTGAGGAAGATGAGACTGAGGTTGATCGTACAGCCAAATCTAAGGAGGAGACCGATATGATAAAAGCCTTAATTGACGACCTTACTGATCGTGTATCAAACCTTGAAAAAATAAAACAAACGTAATTTCTTAAATGTGTCAGTTAATAAGAGTAAAGAGCATTCCTCTTTTTGAGGAATATTGTAGAAAAAACGATATCGATGGTAAAGAGATAGAAGCGATTGTATCTGACATCCCATTAAAATTAAAAGTTGCTTCAACTCAACAGAGCCAAATTAAGGGTTATAGTGGAGCCATGGACGAACCTTCTGAAAATACTGGGATGCTTTTTATATATGATGACGATCAGCCTCTTTCTTTTTGGATGAAGGACGTCAAGTTTCCTCTAGACATCATCTTTTTTGACAGCTATATGCGATACATTGACCACCATACAATGGATCCAGGAAATGACGTAGACGAGAAAGACCTTCCGCAATACCATTCTAAAGAACCTGCAAGATTTGCAGTAGAACTTCCTGGCGGTTGGTGCGAAAAAAACATGACACCAGATTGTAAACTTTCCTTTTAATTTAGTACTATAACTAAAAGGAAAAACTATGCACCATACCCAAGATTTTAAAGAACTTCGAGAATTCGTCAATGAGATGAATTCGTCAAACTCTACAAATCACAAAGTTGATATTTTAACCAAATATCAATATCATCCATTCATTAAGAGGATCCTATTTTATACATATCATCCATATTGGAACTTTGGTGTGACTTCAGATAATCTTAAAAAACGCGAAGATCTTATTGCTCCAATGGAAGTATATGATGACTTTTTTATGATGCTTGACGATTTTAATAAGCGCAACTTGACGGGTCACTCTGCGATTGAAGCAATAAATCGTTTTATTAAGGATTATGAAGAGTGGGCAGATCTAATCTACCAAATAATCGATCGTAACCTTGAGACCCGAGCGACAGTCACTCTAATTAATCGAGTAAATCCTAAATTTATTCCAACTTTTGAGGTTGCCTTGGCTCATGACGCGGCTAAAGTAAAGGGCGTAGATATCTTCGACGGTACCTGGTTCGTTTCTAGAAAACTAGACGGAGTCCGATGTATCTGCTTTATTCAAGATGGCAAAGCACGATTCTTTTCACGTAACGGCAAGGAGTTCCTAACTCTTGGAAAAGTTGCAAAGGAAATCAAACGCTTAGGGATCACTGATCTTGTTTTAGATGGTGAACTATGTCTTATGAATGAAGATGGCTCAGATGACTTCCAGGGAATCCTGAAACAGATACAACGTAAGGACCATACTATCGAGAACCCAAGATACCAAATTTTTGATATCCTACTGCCTGAAGAATTTGCTGGTGACCTTGATTCTTACCTATTTTCTTCTAGAATAGAAGGCCGAACTCAATGGCTAAATCTAGACGATTCAAATATTTTGGAAATGTTACCTCAAGTTAGAATCACTGATGAAGATGCACTTGAGGAGCTAAAGGCCCAATCTAAGGATTCTAATTGGGAAGGACTTATCGCTAGGCGAGATACTCGATACAAATCGGGTCGATCTAAAGACATGTTAAAAATCAAAGAGTTTTTTGATGCGGAATATGTGGTGACTGGCCTGATCATGGGACCGCAACGAGTAATCGTAAACGGTAAAGAGATTGAAGAGGAGATGTTAAGCGCTGTCACAATAGATCATGAAGGATCTCAAGTTCAAGTAGGAAGCGGCTTCACAATAGAACAACGTCGTCACTATTATCAAAATATGGGAGAGATTATGGGAGCTACTATTACTGTGCAGTATTTTGAAACTACGACCGACCAGCATGGAAACCATTCTTTAAGATTTCCAGTATTTAAAGGGAACCATGGAAAAACTCGCAGTATATAATAGCATGTCATTCAATAAGAAAAGAGTACCCGAATTAAGTGAACTAAAGAGAAAACATGCAGAACTTGGAGATGCTTATCTAGAGCAGTTCCTATCTGGTGACGCAATAATTGGTCCAATTGATTCTGGTAAATATTTAGATGATTATATCAAATCAAAGGATCCAAATAAACTTGAACCAATACCTCAAGTACTCTCTCTTCTTATCGAAGCCAAGGAATTGCTCCTAAATAGAGGCAGTTCAAAATACATGGAAGATTTTAATGATCTACAAAAAGTAATTAATTCAATAACAAATAAACAGTAAATTATGTATTACATCGCAAAAGTAAAGTTTGAGACAATTGATGATCAAACAGGCCGACCTAAAAAGATTTATGAACAGTATCTAGTTGATGCTGGATCAATCTCTGAAGCAGAAGAGCTGCTAAAAGAGAGATTTAAAGATTCAATTGCTGAGTTTTCAGTAGTGAGTGTAGTTGAGTCTAAAATCATGGGAGTAGTTAAGTAATTATGAAAAGGATGCCTACCCGAACCTCTGAAAAAGTATATGATGTGCTTTGTAAGTTTGCAGAAGCAAGTCCAAACCATTATGAAAAGGAGACATTTGTCTTTCATTTTGGAGTATTAAGCACCACCTCTTCCAAATATAAGTTAAACTGTATGGATGATGCACAACGCTCATTTATATGTAATGATGAAGGAAAGATGTGGGTTGATGGAAGCAATGCAGGTAGAGTCAATTCGATCCTACGTAAGATCTCAGAAGAAATGGTTTCCCAAAGAGTCAGCGATGAAGTTCAACGTTCCAATTGAGAAAGATACCCTTTTTGCACAGGAGCTTTTTGCTCTCATTTCAGAACACGTATCTGACCTTGCTGATGAGCATGAGAAACTTCCAAACAAGATCATTTTTAGTGGAGCTCTTGGCAAAGAGCTCCATGATTTTATCCTAGACAAAGAGTGGAATTTTAAAGGCTTTGGTCTTGATCGGGTGAATGGAATAGTAGATTCAGTCACCTTCAAGTACGATAAACCCTTTACTCAGACTGAGAATAGGTTCGGTACAACATTTGAAGGAGGAACCTTACACGACAAGACAATAAACGGGATTCCTGGACCGGTGACGGCACAAAAGATAATCTCATCATATTCTCAACCTAGTTTCTTAATAGAGAGAACAGTTAGACCCGAAAAACGAATATTATTAAGTAGACCATGAGCACAGTTCGATTTATCGCTGATCTTCATCTTGGCCACGCTAACATGGCCAAACATCGAGGTTTTTCTTCAGTCGAGGAGCACGATGAGTACCTAATAAAAAAGTGGAACTCTATTGTGGTGAAGAGAGACTTGACATATATCCTAGGCGACGTGACAATGGAATCCAAAAAAGAGTATCCAGTATTGGATCGTCTACATGGTCGAAAGATAGTGGTTGGTGGCAATCATGATAAACCAAATCACACTAAGGAATTACTAAATCATGTAGAATCGATAGTCGGCATGGTGCAGTACAAAGGAATCTTTTTGACCCACTGCCCTGTGCATCCAAGGGAAATGGAATACCGAATCAAACATAACATTCACGGCCACATCCATGAAAACAGGATAGAGCATAAGTTTCGTCTTTTTGGAGTAGCCCTATTTGCAATACCCGATCGACGATATCACTGTGTCTCGTGTGAGCATATTGATTATACTCCAGTGACCTTAAAAGAATTAGGAATATTACGATGATTAAGAAGATACTTTCAATACTTGATTGGGATCTTTGGCACCGCATTAAGGGTGGAAGTCGACCGTTAGATACTGACTATAAATTTAAAAAAGAAGAAAAGATGAAAACTAAAATAATCGAAGTATGTGTGGGAATAGGCGCAAACCAATTCTTTCCAGAATACGTTAGGGTAGCCGTTCCCGTCTTGACAAAAAAGGAGAGAGAAAAACTTTTAGCTAATATGATGAAGGGCGATGTAGAACTAGGGCTTTATTCAGATCAGGCTCCATGCAAGTTTGACCATAATGGAGAGTGTCTTATTTGTGATGCTTGGCCTGACGCTTGTGCACATCAGAGGTATTTAAAGGGAGACTATTCAATTGAGTCAAAGGAGGAACTTGAAAAAATGTTTAACGGTAAAGTATGAATAAAGAAACAAAATTTAAGGTAGGTGAAAAGGCTCACAAAACAAAGGGATATAAATTTCCTTGCACCATTGTAGGTGTGTTTGA